GTGTAGTGCATCACAATGTACCGCACCGGCTGCGTGCGCCCGGCGCGGTAATTTGACGGATCGCAAGAAACAAATTCCATCAGCTGTTACCTCCTTCATCTCTGCATCTCATCAATCCGATGCTGTAGGGCATCCTGTAAAATCAACAAGAGGCTCTTTTGAGGCTTATATGATTTCTTCGTTTGTAGTAACAATTACATTTTCCAGCGTGTCGTAGAGCACGATTGAAAAATAGGCTGCGCCATTTGAGCTGGTAAACTCAAAATCGGCAACTCCATTGGCAGCATTAAAGTTTATAACAGGCCCTGCTTGGCCTTTTTCGATATTGGCCAAAGATGTATATCCGACTTTGACTTGGGTTCGGTCAGACTTGAAAAACTTGATAGATTGATATGATATATCAGTGTTCCCTTTCCATCGAACACGCACGACATCACCCTTTTTGACCGGGAGCAAGCCCGTGATATTCGTCCCTGAGTGTGCAACAGGTGCACCGCTGCTGCTATTGTATCGCATATTTTTATACATAGGCGTATGCCCGATGACGTTTCCATCCATGTCAATCGCGGCATCAAGCAGATTTGTATATGCTGGGGCTTGGGCTACAGCGGTTGCCGTGATAACAATATCGCCGATCACCTCTGGAATAGCTATGACCCCATCTTTGTAAAATGTGGACACGTCCTCACCTCCCATCATGATTTTTACATTACTGACTTCGCACCCCGTGTCGGCAGTTATCGCAGTACAATAAGACTGCCCGTCGATGACATACGCGCGTGGGTTGCTACTTGTGCATTTTGTCAAAGCGACCCGTACAGCTCGCCTCAGCACGTCCGTGCTGCCACGCAATACAGCAGCAGTCACGTCCTTCCCGCCCATCGTCACTTTGATGGATTCAATCAATTTGCCGTTCGTGGGAGTGATGCTTGCTACGAACGGCTGGTACTGCTGCACAGATGCCGCTCCGTTGCTGACTGTGACATCAGTGAGTGTTTTTGTGATGCTGTACGTTGCGATATCTGCCGTCACTGTCTCCGGCGTCCCGTCGATCATAGCTGCTCGGAAAGCGTTGATTTTTTCGATTGTAATGCCGCACGACACCATAAAATTAACCACCTTATCGCGGAATGTCGCACCAGGATAGGCATTCAAGTAGTTAATCTCGCGCGTCCACGGCGTTTCGTTCCTGCGACGGGCTTCCGCATCTGTGCTGACGCCAGAATAAAAACTCGTGAGTTCGTAATCCTTATCACAGTCGGATTGTGATACCCCAAGTATCGCTTCGCACAGCAGAGCGACCACGCCCGTTCGATCTGCGCCCGCAGAGCAGTGGAAGTATGTCGGCTTGTTTGCGATGACATAATCGAAGAGCGGGTCGAAGATCGCCTTGATATTCCCGCTTGACTTCTGATACGCAAGGTCGTTCCATGTCATATCAACCCACAGCATATCTACGGTCGGTCCAAAGCCACTTTCTGTCCTGCCGTTCAGTTCAGACGCAAAACGCAGGTCAATTTCCTTGAGGATTCCGAGCATATCAATCGCCTGTTGTCTGCCGTCATCGGTCAGATATCCATACATCTCGCCGCCCCTGAAGAGCAGCCCGTACTTTACCATGCCACCATCGCAATCCCAGCCTCCAAGATCGCGCACGTTGTCCACGTTCAGCAAATGAATCATGCGGCACGCTCCGGTCGGTTTAATGACGCCCTGCTGGATAACTTTTCCGTCAACAAGCAGCACAAAAGTTGATATCGAGCCTGGTGTGCAGTTATAGATTGTGATTGCTCCTGCGCTGACCGGCTGCGAAACACTGTTACCTGTGTACCCGTCCACGATTGTCAGCGTTCCGGCGGACTTCATCACAATGTCTACGCCAACAGGCCGGTTTGAGCTCACTGTCGTCACATATTCGGGTATCTGCGAGACAGCGTAGTCCGAGGGGTCGTAAGTGACGTTTTTCAGATACCTGTCTACCTCTGCGCGGCACTGGTCAAATGTGTACACTTCGGTTTCCACTCCGGTGTTCAAGCAGCGCCTCACAGCATCGCCCATCTCCGCGACTTTGTATTTCGTTGCAGTGCCATTTTTCTCGCGGATAGCATTTGCGATGTCCTGTACGGCGGTTTCTTCGTAGAGCTTTTTCATCTCAGTAGCTCACCTCCGTGCCATCAGGCAGGGCGGCTATGACGCTGTTGACAATCTCCTGCTTATCAGCTGCCGTCCAATAGTCCGTGCCTTTAACGGGCGTGTGACCGGCAGCGCCCGGAGCGCCGGGGGCGCCCTTTGCGCCGTCTTTGCCCGGCGTCCCAGTCTCTCCGCGTGACGGCTTTCCGGTATCGGTCGCGCCGAGAAACCAATTGCCGTTTGGCCCGATCGTCGGCGTGATGCCGTCCGCACCAGCAGCCCCCGGTTTGCCATCCGCGCCGTCCTCGACCGTGGCAATGGCTGCGCCGTCCACGCTGATTGTCGTTGTCTTGCCGGACTTAGTGGCCGTTACCACCGGGCTGTGGCCGTCCTTGCCGGGCGCGCCTGTGGGGCCGTCTTTTCCCGGCGCGCCGTCAGCGCCCTTGAGGTCTGCCACGGCGATCAAATTTTGCCACGTGCTGCCGCCGTCCGCGCTGTACTGGATGTAGCCGTCCGCTACGCGCAAGGCCATGCTTCCCGCGCCGCCTGTCCGCGCCGCCTCGTTGATCGCCGCCACCAGCGTGCCCTTTGCCTCCGTCGTCAGGTCGGCAAGGTCGCCGATCTGGCGCTGGATGGTCTGCAGCGTCATCTGATCTGTCGGTGTGTAGACGTAGTCTGACGGCCGGGCGCGCTTATGGACCGCAAAATCCACCTGCACCTTGGTATAGCCGCCCGCGTCGTCGGTGACGTAGGCGTAGGCCGTCAGCGGGTGCCAATCCTGCAGCAGCTCGTCCGGGATGATGGCCGTGCCGTCGTCCCCGACATCCACGTCCACGCTGCGACCAAAGCACTTATTTTGATAGTGGACCTGTTTGACGCCGTCGCCGTCGGTGATTTTGACCCGCCGCCCGGTGTCCCACTGCCACAGCGCCCCGCGCCCATCTGCGATTGTGATAGTCATGCAGTTACCTCCTTTACTTGTATTTGCCAACTACGTAGTAGCTGATGCGTGGGTAGTTGATGGCGCCCTGATTCGGTCGCGCCAACGCATATGCTGGCGCACTGGTCTTTAAATCGTCAGACGCGCTGAACAGCGAGATCAGCCATGCATCCGATTCGCCGCCCATGTATGTTGCACTGATCGTCGGGGTATCCACAAAAGCAAAAGGATACTTCCGCGCAGCGACGTTGACATCGCTGCGCATCCATGTGCCAAAGTACAGCGATCCCCATGCTTCGTCGATCGCCAGCTTGTCCGTCCCGAACACGCTCCACATTTCTGCCGTGCCGTTGCTCCACTTACGCCACACCCACTTGCCGGTCGTGCCCTGGGCAACGACATAGTCCGCGCCAACACCGGATGCCGACGATCCGGAAGGACCGCTATCGGACGTGTTGTAGCTGCTGCCGGATTCGACGCTATTCCCGACCGATGTTTTGCCGGAAAAAACGAATGTGTAATCCGTGATGATTGACGGGTATTCCCGGCCGTTGATGTCCTTGACGATGACCTTGTCGAAAATGTCAAGGCGCGGATCAGACGGAAGATCGCCAGAAAATTTATATACCGGCTTTTCTTTCAGCTGCGCGTACAGCGACTCGGCAACAGCTTCGGCCGCAACGGTGATTGACCCGGCCGGCCCTTCGATACCCAGCCACAGGTTGTCGTCGTTCAGTTCAATAACGTAGCCTCCGGCACCGGAAAAATACGTGTGTTCCTGCCCGTCACTGGCGAACGTCTTTTTCACGCGCACGCCTGTAACTTCTACCGGCGTTTTCGCCACCTCTACAGGGTTGATCCACTGCGTAAGCGTCACATCTGCCGCAGACGTGATTGGGCGCACAAACAGTGTATTTCCAGACAACATGGCATTGCCTCCGCAGGCCAGCGCAATTGCTTCGATTACTTGCCGGATGGTGTGTTGTGCGTCCACGGTCGCCAGCCCGTTATACTGCAAACCGTGCTGATAATCCATTGGGCCGGGCGTCAAGCCAAGCTGCTGCGCCGCCAGCTTCCACAGTTCCATATATTCGTGTTCGCCCTGCATCACTGCCGGACACAGCACGTCCGCCGCCTTCATGGCGTCGTAGCAGGTCAGCGTGGTGACTTCGTGCACGGTTTCCACTTCGTACACCTTGAAGTGGCCCATGTCCACCATGCGTTCGATTCCGTCAATGGTGATTGCCGCTTTCAGATGTGCCGTAGCCCCTTCGTACAACGACCAATAGTCGGCATTTGACCACCCGATGTCGTACATTTCAATTGTCGCGCATTTGCACACAGATAGCCCGACGGGGTAGCTGTCGGATGATGTCTGCGCCGAGATCTTCGTGCCGCCCGGGCGGAAAGACTGCCGGCCTACCTGCAGATACTGCCCAGCCTTCAGCGTTACAGTTTCACCGTTCCTCTCAAACGTGATATCGTGATCCCACGTAAAAGATGCTTCGACCACAAAGTTCGTCTGCGATGGGTAGACGCTTGTGATTTGACTTTCGACTGTTCGCATATCATGTCACCCCCAATCACGTCAGCGGATTGACGCTGACCATGTTAAAATCCAGGGACGTAAACAACTCTTTGCCTTCGTTCAGCCGGCCAATGTCAAGCTGCCCCTTGCCGACGTAAAACCACGACGTACACCACGCGCCATAATAAGCGGAAAAGTAGTGCAGCTGGAATTGCTGGCCTTTGGCGATGATCTTCAGGATCTGCGACAGCATAGTTTTGCTGATCGACGCCCGGCTATATCCAAGTGCTTCGACCGTGAACAGCGGACTGACGACGGCCACGCCGGTCTGGGTGCGGCCGCTGTCCGCCGTGTAGGTCGTCTCAAAGTCGTACGACAGCGCGCCAGAGTCCGGCTGTGGGAGTACCAGCCAGTTATCCGACGCGCTTTTGCGAATTTTAATGTATTCTTGTGCCATGTGTTACACCGCTACAAGCGGGTTTTTACCCGTTTGCCCTTTCCGCAGTTTTGCTTCGGTAATAACTTCGTCAAACAGCGTCCGGCGATCCAGCCGCGCAATGAATTCGTATCGGCTGCCAGCGCTGCCAGCTTCTTCGCGCACGATCTGGCGCAGCAGGGATTCCGGCGCTTCCAGGTTGTTGCCGTTGCGCTGGTCGCCCAGCACGGCAAGGAACTGCCGGTTCGCCGGGATGACCGCGCCGCGCGCCAGCATCGGGATCCGCGGCACTGGCAGTGGATTCACGCCCCACATATTCTGGAACGGTGAAATGCCGAGGAAGTGCGCATTGCGGATCGTATTCAGCATGGAATTGATCTTGTTGAACGGCACGGCAATGATCGTGTTCATACCGCGAATGATGGCGTTGACGACCGTGTGGAAAGTGTTTTCGATGCCTTCCTTGATGCCTGACCAGATACTGCCGCCGGTCGAAAACACGTCTTTGACCTTCTGCCATGCATCGCGGAATTTGCTCTGAAACCACTCCGGAACAGACTTGAAGGCGCTTTTGATTCCATCCCACGCAGCCACAGCGCCGGAGGCGACCTTTTCCCACAGCCCCCTGAACCAGTCCTTTACGGCCGTCCATTTTTCGATGACCCAGTCCACTACCGCCGCGACACCTGCTTCCACATTGGCGAGATGCTGCTCAAAAGCTGCATCGATACTGCTGATCGTTTTACTGATCCATTCCTTTATGGACGTCCATTTTGCGACGATCCACACGACCGCTGCAGCTATGGCGGCAATCAGCAGCGGTATCCACGCCCCTGTGATGATAGCAATAGCACCGCCAATAGTTAGCAGCGCCACGGTAATAGCCGTAAGATTCTTATTGTTGAAGCCGTTTTTAATCGCGTCACGAATTGCCACGCCAAGAAGGACAAGCCCCGCGACGATTGCCGTGATTGCTCCGCCAAGCACACCAAATGCCAGCCCAAGCCCAGTGACAGCCGCAGCAGCGCCGATGATGTACCCTGTCAAATTGTCGAAATTTATGCCGTTTTTAAGCATATCGACAACGTTGATGGCCATCAGAACAGCCCCCGCGACAGCAAGCGCCAGCTGCTTTGCCTTCGACAAATTCCCCAGGAACTTCTTTCCGATTTTCCATGCAGCGAATCCAGCGGCCACCGCCGCCACATACGGCGATAGCTCGCGGACAACGGCTGCGATCTTGCCGATTTTTCCAGTGTCGACCTGATCGGACAAATCAAATTTCGGTGCCGCACCAGACGAACCGCCTCCACCTCCGCCGCCGGAACTATCGTTCGATTCCCAGCGGTTCATTTCATCCAGCCCGGAAAGCTGTTTTTTTGCCTTCTCGGCCGCATCCCCTGCGGCCTCGGTTGCGGAAGCCTGATTATACAGTGCCTTTGCAGATGCATCCGCTTGTGACGCCGTTTTGCCAAACAACGAATTGATAAACACGGATACAACGGCAGTCAATTTGGCAAGCCACGCCAGAAGCGCTCGAATTGCCGGCAAAATATAGTTGTAGATCGGTGCAAAAGCGGAAATCAGATTACCCTTGATCTGCGCCAAAGATGTTGACATTTGCTTGTCTGCACCGATTGTGCTAAGCAGCATTTTGCGCATCGCACGCAGTGCTTTGGTAATCATGGTGAAAATGAAGACGCGCTTTGCCAAGCCAGCAATTCGTTTGGTGAATTTCTTAAATTGTTCTGACACATTCTGCGTCGTCAAAGCAGCAAGACGCTGCTTTCCCACATATTCGCTTACGGCAGCACTGGCTTTTTCATGCGCGATCTGGCTGCCTTCCAGATTAAGCTGCGCCGTTTTCAGCTGCTGCGTCGTTTTCTGGATCGCTTCACCGGTTTCCTGCGATACCGTCCCGGTGCTTCTGGTTTTCTTTTCGCTTTCTTCTACGGCCCGCAGCTCCGCGAGCTGCTTTTTCAATTCGTCGACCTTCTGTGCGGCCTTGTCCACATTGTTCGCAGCCTTTTTCGCGTTGTTTTCGAGCTTCGCAAGCCCCGCGTCAAACTTGCCGCTATCAATCGCTGCTTCGTATACCAGATCACCGACAACATCAGCCATCGCGCACACCCCCTGTCATCAGCTGCCGGATGAATTCATCTTCGTTGTCGGTCAGATGCGCCGACTTGAAATCGATCAATTCCCGGTTTTCGTCGTAGTATTCGCGTTCCCACTTTTCCAGCTTCTTGTGCTTGCGCAGCTTCCGCCGGATGTCCAGGATCGTGGAAAACGTGCAGTCACCGATCTCCATGTAATAGCCGATGAACGTCCACCAGTGCATGTACGGAAGTGCGCGCACGTCCCGCCCGGCCACGCGGTTGATCGGCGCAATGATCATCGGGAAATCCTGTTCCCAGT